TTTCGGGTCGTTTGGCTTAAGGGGGGCATAGCCTGCCTCTCTCATTATTTTCTTTGCTTGATTGACTGAGATTTGCTTATTGCCCTTCTTGAGGTACGTCCTTCTCTCGAAGTAATGTTGGCAGCTTCCTCCGCCCTTATATAAGAACAAACTATAGGTCGCAGCTCCGTTCTCTCCCCATCCTCTATTGACAGCTTTTGCACTCGCAAGGTCTATCTGCTCCTTAGCCCAAACCTTATTCCCTGCAGCAACCATTTTTTCACAGAAATCTCGTGACTTGTATTCGTACTTCTCTCCTTTAGTGTTCGTCCCACTTGTTCCTGTCTTTTTAGGCATATAAGAATAACGAATCTTGATGAGGTCGTTGTCTTGTTCGCCTGAGCGTGGAGAGGGGCTGCTCTCAGGGCGTCCTCCTGCAATCACACTTGCAAAGCTCCACATCGCATCCTGAGCTTTCTCCTGTTCGTAGTCGACTTCTCTAGAGTCGATAAGCTGCCACTCATCAGACTCATCTTCTCCTGATTCAATCAGGCTGTCGAGTGCTAGATTTAAGTCAATGACCCCCTCATCTGATAGCTCTTGCTTGTCACAGCATCCGCTGCCACAGCACTCATCCTCGCTGAAAACCTCCTCTCGTGGTTTGACTATCATCCCCTCGAACATCTCTTGCGCATTCTCTCTAGTGAATCCTAACATCGAGACAAGGAGTTGAACTGCTTGAGGAGTTGTGAGTTCTCCGAATCCGACCTTTGCAATAATATCTACGGCAGAACTTATCTGTATTCCTGTGAATGACTGCTCTACTGACGCCTCTTCTTCTGCTGTCACCCGTAGAGTAACGACATCGGCAATCCCTGCAGCTCTAAATAGGCTTATGAGGGCTTTATTGACGACCCTTTGGAAGGGTTCGATGACTTGGCTATCGAATAGCTCAGAGGCTGTTGCAAGCTCTTGAGTGTTGCCAAGCTGTCCTGCCGACTTAACTCCGAACATCGCACTCGACACAGCCCTGTGAGCGACCATTATCTTATCCGTAACCTCAGTCGAGAGGAATTGATACTGCTTGTCTGCATCGCTAAGAGGAAAGGGCTCAAAATCAGGCTTCCTGTCAGGTTGGTCTGAGAAGGTGATGATGAACTTGCCTGCATTGGTTGCCCCTGCAAGCTGATTCTCGATGTCTGTCCTGATTCGAGTTCTCTCTTCGGGGGCAGGAGTTCCGTTTTTGAAGTGAATAGTAAAAGAAGGAGCTAGCCCGTTCTTGATGTTGTTGATGTGGTAGACTCCTATCTCCTTGTCTAGCTCAACGTAAGAGATTGACCCTTGATAATCAGGCTTAGGGTAGTAGAAAGACCCTACCGAGAAGGGTTTTACATACATTATTTGAGTCGGGTGGTCGTTGCAGTCGTTAGGGTCGAAAGCTCGCACGCATTGGGGGTCAATAGATGAGTCAGACCAATCACGAGAATAGTAGTAGAAGTCTACCTCCTCTCTGTCGTTGACCTCTCCTGAGCGTACATTCTCAAAGGGTAGGTGTCTAACCTTAGAAATCGTAGTTCTGTCGATTGAATAGATGACCTCTAGAGCGAAACCTCCTTGAATCTTAAGGTCAAGGCAAGCCTTCCTGATTTCATCGTTCAGAGACCACTCCTCAGCCTTCAATCGGGCGTCGAGAGAGTCCGTTTGCACTCCCTTTGCAAATATCATATAAGCGATTGACGTGCAAAGGGCGTTGTGAGTTGCTGACTTCTGATAAAGGTTGACTAGATACTGAGGATAAAGGTTGTCCTCTCCGTAATTTATCCATCCCTTTCCTGAGGACTTCTCCTCAAAGGATTGCTCTTCGTATTGTGAGAGAGTTATTAGTTCCATTTGTTATTCGTAATATACCACGTTATCGGGGATAGTGATTGAAGGAATTGTCCACGCCTCATCCCCGACTATCTGCATAATCCCTCTCTGACAGAAGCCCACTACCGAGCTGTCTGTAGGGTCGAGATTAGAAGATGAGGTCTGTCCGTAGATAGTGAAAGTGTAAAAGCCTGAATCCTCGATTTTGATGCTTCCGTTAACAGCGTCATCGGTATTCGTTCCAATCGTTGCCGATGTGAAGCGTGAATTGTCTGCCGTAGTGTTCAGAATAAGGCGAAAGGTCTTGCTCGTTGCCATACCCTTAAACTCGACAAGGTACTTAGTGAACGTCGTGAGATATTTCCTCGCTTGGAAGGGGGAAACGTAGAGCGTTTGTGCTGCTGTATTTGGCTGTAGTCGAATCATCTTAATCAAATAAGGGGAAGCGTATGCCTCCCCCTATCCTAATCAGTTAAAGTGCTTGCTAGTTTTTAGCTCGCTGTGAAAGTTAAGGCTGCACCACCATTGTCCAAGAAAGGAGCAGCGATGCTCTCTTCTGCTGTGAACTCGTACTTCAATCCGTTAAAGTCGCCCATCGCAGTACCTGACTCAACAGACCCTGCAGAGACCTCACAGCCTCTAGTGTGACCCATCAAGAAGTAATTGTCATTGACGTCTTGAACGACTATCGCTAGGCGTCCCTTTATCATATCTTGGAAAGTTGCGATGTCCGTTGCTACCTCGTTAGGGAATACACAGCTCACAACTTGAGTGTAGAAGATAGTTCCGTTCTCAGTTGACGCATTAAGCGTCTGAGTGAACGTACCTGTATTCTTGTGCATATCGTAGTCCTTAAGGATAGTCGCAGCATTTGCGTTTGCAACTGCTCCTGCAGAGACAGCAGCCCACATTCCGTCAACGAATGACTTTGTTGCTGCTCCGTCGTAAGAGCTAACTACCCAAATCTTTTTGATGCCTCCGAGCGAATCCCTACAAGGTAAAGCTCTGCCGTTTATTGTCGTGCTACACGCCATTGAATTAGAGATTGTGGAGTTGAGAAGAGGGTTGCCCCTCCTCTCTTATCCGAGTTAAATTATGATGTGCGGTAAACTGAGCACATAGAAGCCTCGTCAACGATTTGAGTTCCTGCATCGAATAGCATAGCTACACGAGTCACAGCGTCTCCTGTCACCCCTGTAAGGTCTAACATACGAGCCTCAATCATATCAGTAAGAACGTTAGTTCCGAAGTAAAGATTGTCTATTTTCGAGAACACTACGCAGTCATCAGGGAAGCCTGCAGGAGTTACAATATCGTAACCTGAATAACGAGCAACTAAGCCGTCATTTAAGAAAGGAAGATTGTAAGTTGCTGCAAGAGCTTGATAGTAAAGCTGAGCTGTCTTGCGTGACATAAAGAGCTTCGTATCTGGGTCTCCCACGATTGCGTCAGGAATCAATCCTGATGCTGTCTCTAAGTGAGCAAGCACGTAAGTCGCTGCCGTTGCAGGGTCTGAACCTTGCCAAGCTCCTGCTGTTCCTGCTTGGTAAGTCTGAGCTGACATAAAGTAGTGATACATCACTCCGTTGAAACTCGTGTGTGCAGGAACTCCTCCTGCCCCTAACGGGTCGAAGTTTCCGTCCCACATATTATTCTCAACGTCAGCAGCTACAACTTTAGCAACGTGCTGAGACAAATAAGCTGCGTAGTTCGCAGGGCATCCTGCAGAAGCTCCTCTCATTTGAGCTGCAGCCCAATCCTGAGCTAGTTGAAAGTTACAGATTTGCTCGTTCACTTGAAGCTGAGCTGTCGTAAGAGTTACGTCCGAAAGAACTAGCTGACCTGCAGCAGTTGTGAATTCACAAGTTCTGTCTCCGATTGCTCCTCCTGTGAACTTCTTGAGGACTGCCTCGTGACGTACATTCTCAAGAACTGAGATGTAACCTTTAGCTATAGAATCTGCGCTTAAAATCGCAGGTGCGACAAAGGGGGTAGCTAACTGCCCGACGTATGTCGTGTTGATTGTTGCATTTGCCATTTTGTAGTTATTTAGGCTTTATTAAATTGATTATATAGAGCCTTAATTCGCTCTTCTGTTGAAAGTTTCGTTAGGTCTACAGGCTCAGTCTTGCGAGCTGTAGGCGTCGCACGCTTCACGCCTTCCGACGCAGCTTGTGACTTTAGTTCTGTAATCTGAGTTGACTGAGCTTCTAGTTGAGTCTTTAGCTCTTTAAGAAGTTTTGTCTGAGCTGAGTATTCTACTCTCTCCTCTTCCTTCTCCTCCTCTACTACTTCCTCAGCGTCGACGACTTCGCTCTTATCGTCAAGTCTCGCTTTAAGGTCAGCGATGCCATCCTCAAGGTTTTTGATTCTCTTCTCCATACCTGCCCAATCCTCAACGTCCGCTTCTCCTTCTGCCAACTTCTCCTGAGCTGACTTCTTGCCCTTCTTTGGTGGGTCGCCTCCTCCTTTCTTAGCAGATGACGACGGAGCTGTTCCTGCCTTTGGGGGGGTGTCGTCCGCCTCTTCTACGACTTCGGCTTTTGCCACCTTGCCTCCGTCAGAGATTTTGATTGAGCCTCCATCCTCTAGAGTGTAGTCTCCGTCAGGAAGTGGAATCTTCTCGCCTTCCTCGTTGATGATATACACATCAGCTCCCTCCTCAAAAGATGCTGCGTCCGTGTAGATGATTGTACCATTTTCGAGGACTGCTTGAGCCTCTAGGTTGACCTCAATTTCTTGCGTCTTAAGGTTGACGTCGAACTTGTTAAACAAGTCGTTGATTCGTTCTGATAGAGTCATTGTTTAGGGAATATATTTATATAACGATTTAAGGGGGGCAATCCTTACAAATTGCTAAAAAGTTTTTCTATTTGACATAATATTTTCGCCTCTGTATCTCAACAGGAATAGGCGTTTCGATTATCTCAAGAAAGTAAGGGTCTAATACCACAGAGAAGAGATAGT